TCGTCTGCACTTCCGTCTGCGCTACATCAGGCGTGTCGGAAGCCTCGCCCTGCAGCCGGATGAGCTCCTTGAACTCGGTGTCTTCCAGCCGATCGCGCAACGCCATCAGGTTTGTCTGACGCAGCAAAGCCGGGTTTGTCCGCAACTTGTAGTAGGCATCCCAATCGGTTTCGATCTTGCCGCCACCACGCAACCCGTCAGCGTAGTTGCGCACAGAGCCCAACTTGTCGCCCGGAATCGCAGAGCGCAGCGAGGCCGGGAGCGCAGCAAGGTTGCCGCCGTTCGCTTCCAACCGCCCGAAAACCGCAGCCATGACCTCTTGCTCGCGCCGCTCACGGTCGCGCAACATGGACCCCAACTGCGCCAGAGCCTCACTGGTCGCGGCGTCGCGCACCCGCACATTGTCACCGGTAACCTCGGCTATCTTCTGACGCACCTCGGTCTCGCTCGGGATGCGACCACCGAACGACCCAATCACATCGTCTGCGATACGCGCAGACGCCCGGACATCGGTCTCGGCCGTCACCTTGCCCTCAAGCTCCACGAGCCGCGGAGCCTTGATGGTCGATCGGTTGCGGTCGATGTACTGCGCAGCAAACTCTACATCCCCAGAATCGAGCGCCGAATTGACCACCGCCGCGTGTATCTGATCCACATTGTCCATCTGCACCGCCAGCAGCGCGTCCCCGGTGATGCCGTTGCGGTCAGCCCAAAGCGCCGTGTTCGTCACGATGCGCCCGATGCTATCGTTCACCTTCGCCTGGTCGCGCCAGTTGAGCGCGGCTTGATTCGTCTCGGTGGCGACCGCCCCCTTGTAAACATTATCCCGGTACTGATCTGTCTCGCGCAGGACATGCCGCATCAAAGAGTCGTCGAACTCAGCCTCGGCCATTGCAGCCCGACGCCGGAACATGTCTTGCTGCCGAGTGTTCGGCAACCCAGACGCTACCCGCTCAATCGTTTTCTTGAAATCGCCCGAGTATTTGGTCATGAAATCAGGCGCTACCGCATCAGCGGCCTTCTTCGATGTAAACCCCGTCTCCGGGTTCATCATCAAATCGGTCTGCTGGTCGCGCAACTGATTGAACGCATCCTCAACACGCAGCTCGTCAAGGTCAGCCGAAAGCCTAGCAAACGCTGTAGCACCACGCGCCACGGCCTCGGCAGTCTCCGCAGCCTGAGTCCCCACAGCAGCGAGCCCACGCGCACTCGGCGTAGCGATGCGCGGGACAACCTGCTGACGGTAGAACTCGAGCTTTGCCATTATCTCGGCCCCGAGTATCGACCGCTTGTGGTGGTCATCGTGGTCGGGACGCGCCGTCCCGTCACGGTCACGCCGGTCAACTGCGACGGACTCGGCCTTGGGGATCGAGAGGGCAGCGTACCGCCCGCACCGGCATACCCGCCCGCACCGGCAGCACCAGCCTGCAGGATGCCCTGCACCCACGACGGGCGGGATGCGCGGGTGATGCGAGCCTCGGTCAGAAGGCCAGCAGCCTGCGTCTCACCCTGATACGCCAAGGACAGAGCATCCAATTCCGCAGCCGTCGCCGCCTGCTTGTAGACATCGCCGAAGGTCACCGAGTCAGACAAACCCGCCTGAGCGCCAGCCGCCCGCAGCTCGCCGAACTGCCGCCGCGTCTCGCGCCCAAGCGCCTCAGTCTCAAGGCCAGCCTGCCGCCGAGCAACACCGGCCTCGACCTCGAGCGCACGAGCCTGCGCAGCGCCGACCGCCCGCTGCTGGCCAGTCGCCATCAGAGACGACGCAGCCGAGGCAAGGCCCGCAACTATAGATACAGGGTCTGCCATCAGAGTACCCTCGCGTACATGTCCATATCCTGACCTCGCTGGAAGGCTCGCATCCGGCCCTCACGCTCGAACCCGAGCATTCTCGCCCATCGGTGACCGGGCATAAAGTCCGGCACCACATACGCCTCGACGCGCTCGATCCCGCAGCCGTCGAAGAACTCGGCAACCGCACGGTGGATGCTTATCATGCACCGGCCAGAGTCCGCAGAGAGCAGCGCCCACGCCGACGCCCGCCCCTCCCACAGGTTCACCAGTCCGGCGCAGCACACAATCCGACCGCCCTCACGCGCCGTATAGCAGGGACCCGCATCGGCCAGCTCCTGTCCATACCCCGGTCGCCCCACGAACGGCGACAGGAACTCCTGCGAGGGCTGCAGGCTCAACTCCTCAAGGTCAGCCGGCACAAATGGCAGCACCTCGAAGGTCATCCCTGCGTCTCCATCTCAGGGTAAAGCGCGATGACGGTCATTGGCAGGGGCTGGTCAGCCACCACCCAGATGCGCCCGTCCGTCTCGTACCCGCCCGGAAAGGCGAACACATCAGTATCGCCCGTCAGCAGGGGCGGCTCCTCGTCCATAAAGTCGTTGTTGGTGCGGTACTGGATGAGGTCAAGATTGTTCGGCCCCGGTCCCACCTTGCCACCCAAGCTCGCATATAGCCGCAACCCGCACTTGTGGATGCGCTTGATCTTGGCCTGCGCCGTGCCGATCGCTGCACCGGCTTCGATGCGCTGCGTCGCAAGCGTCGAGGTGTACGGATACCCCACAGTCGCCCGCGAGGTGGGGAACGGCATCGTCACCGCACCGTCCGTCACCACAAGGCCGGTGACCTCCTCGCCGTCCGCAAGCGCAGAGACCGTCTCGCCCTCGAGGTGCCACAGGCCGCGCAAGGTCGTCGCCGTCAGCCGCCACTCGTTGAACGGGACATCATCGTTCGGGAACACCGAGACGATGGTCACAAGCGCAGACTCCTGGTCGATGACCGTGGTGATTTCCGCACGCGCCGAGCGCCAGAGCTGGTTGTCCTCGTCATAGTACCGATGCACGATCTCGCGCCCGACATCCCCAGCAACGAATACAGGGTCGTTGATGGTGATGAACTCGCCGCTTTCAGACACGATGAACTCGTCCGCTTCACTCGCAATCTCAAGGCTCGATGTCACCGTCGCCAGTACGTTGGTCGAACCGGCAGTCTGGTACCCGTCCGCAAGGAACAGGTCGGCAGGCACCACCGCGTTGAACTCGAGCGAGGCGTCCAGGTACCCAGCCCCTTGGATGTCCTCGCCTTCCTCAATCGACTGCCCGATGTACTCGATGAACCGCTGCGTCCGGTTCACATCGTCCTCGGTTGTCAACTGGTCAGAACCCTCGGTCAACAAACCGCCACCGGCCTCAAGCGCCAACTCATACGGGAAGTCGCCCTCGATGGTGCGCGAGACCACCAACCACACATCGTCCAAGTCCCCGTTCGGACTCGGGATAATCTGCACCGCCTCGACCTTCGCGTCGTTCCCCGCGATGGGATGCTGGTGCCAGCCGTAGATGTTCTGTTCCCGGTCGTAAGTCAGCCCGATGAGCCGCCCGTTGCCCAAGACACACCAGATGATGTCGTCCGGCTCCTTCTGATACTCCATGTCCACAATGCCCGAGCGCGTAACCTCGGGGTACAGAACATTCATGTCCCTCGGCACGAACGCATCCACCTGCAGGTCAAACCGCAGCTCCATGATGCGCCGCCCACCTACGCGGGCAAAGATGATTGCATCCTCGACCAGCGTCGGCTCAAGCTCCATCGACCCCTCGGCAGACTGCAGGTCGAACTTCACGTTCTCCGGGCCGAGCGGCGCGGTCGTCACGTTCTCGCGGATGGCGATCTCCGCACCCGCAGTCCCGACGATGAGCGCGTTACCTGGACGCAGCCACCGCACCTTGTCCACATTGCCGACCGCGAGCGTCAGGTTCAGCGCGTTGTCGGCGAGGATCTCGCCCATCGTGTCGACCGCATGGGACAGGTAATCCCCGGCGACCGAGGCATACACATCCTGCCCGCCGCCCCACCACAGCCGGTCGCGCCAGAACGCGGTCTTGTAGGGATAGGCCGCGCCCATGCCCAGACCCCACGCGCCGATGCGATAGACGCACGAGGCCGACCCAAGCAGCTCAGTCGGAGCCACGCCCGGGCCGATAACATCCGCATCGACCTGCGTCGTGCTGGTCACCGCCGTGATCTTGAGGATGACATAGCCCGGGTGCAGGAACTTCCACAGCACCCCGGCGTTACCGTCGTAGTCCTGTCCTTCCTCGTGGATGGGCCGGATCGCGCCGGTCGTGGCGCTGTTCTGCGCCTGATAAAACTTCCCGCTCGACTTGCGAATATCGCCCGCCGTGATGGACTTCGCCGGTTCCCACTGCGTCGTCGTGATGTTCACCGGCTGCAACCGCAGGAGCATACCCACGGAGTCGTTGTCGAATATCGCAAGGCCGGAGGTCACCGTGACATTGCCGGTCGTCGCGGTCAGCGAGAAGCTTTCTTTCGCATCCGGCTCACGCTGGAACGGACCATCGGTCGGCGCGTAGTCCGCAAAGGCCCAGCTCGTGTTCCCGCTGCGCGTCAGGGTCTGCGGCGCATACCCTTCGCACCCGACATAGAGCACATCGCCAGACTGCGCGATGGACAGCGCCGAAGTGTTCTCAGCGGTGAACAGATCCTCCACCGCATACGGACTCGGGATCGTGTAGACCCGCGCCACATCGCCGTTGCCGTTGTAGGCCGTGTACCCGGTCGTGTCGATCACACCGCCGTCGATGTCGTAGAGCTCGAAGGTCTTGGCTCCGGCATTGACATTCGTCACCTTCACATACCGGCCATTCACCTGCGACATGCCGTTCACGAGCGAGATGTACATCCAGTCGCCGTTCGACGGGTCTGCACCTACATAGGTCAGCACACCCGGACTCGCCTGCGTGATGTTTGAGATGTCGAGCGGGTCCTCGAGCACCACCCCACGGTCGGTGAAAAGCCTGCAGTAGTAATCGCCGAACTCGATGACATACGCCTGGTCGAAGGCGAACTCGAACCGCTGCAGCCACACCCGCTTGTCAGGGTACAGCGTCTGCAGGACATACTTCGTGCCGGGACACCGCTTCGCCGGACCCTGCGCGGTCGGGATGAACCGCCGCATACGGAAGGTCGAGGAGGCGTACTTGTCGAAGTCGGTGCGACCGCTCATCAGCGACCCGACCTCGCCACCGTTGAAGTTGACGATCGCTGGGTTGACGTTTGGCATCAGAGCCTCACAGACAGCCAAGTCGTGTCGGCAATCGACTCCGGTGGGTTTTCAATGGCGTTTGCTCGGACCGCCTCCGTCAGGCACAGGCGATAGTCGCGCAGCGCCGCGTTTTTTTTAGCGTCAGATTGTGTCAAAGCCTCTGCTACGTTGTACGCCAGCAGAGCCGAAAACGCCTCGTCAAACGATGAGTCAAACTTCGTCGGGTCAGTCACCCGCGACAGGTAGCGCAGGTTCATCTGTTCAGACGAGTTGGTCAGTATCTTGCCACCCTCGAGCTGGTACTCCTGCCCACCACCGCCAATCAGGTCGGACAGGTCCGGCGCAGGGAAAAACGCACC